ATGTTTGATTACGTTGAATTGGGAAATAAGTTGCTGTCAGTACGATTAAATAAAGGAAAAAAGCAAAAAGAAATAGGAAACGCATTAGGAATAACTCAAGCGGCATATTCTGCAATCGAGCTGGGAAAACATAAAATATCCATAGAACAATTATTTGTTATATCTGAAGTATTAGAAGTAGATATTGTATGGTTGCTTGGAATAGATATGCATGGTGGATTAACTGAATCAGAATCGTTTAAACTATCTGAATATAAGAATTTATTGATAAAGGCCAGAAAAGGATTAAAGTAGTAATATAATACCATTTTATTAATTGTAATTATGATGTAAAATTAATTAGAATATTAACTGAAATAAAAACTAGACACTACACATCCCCAAATTTTCCTCCAGGTATCGTGAGCCTGGGGGATTTTTAATTATTATAATAAGATTAAAAAACATTGGTTATCCTTGACAATAGTAAATATTTGATAAATAATGTGAATATACCATTATATTACACAGGAGGTTTAATTATGAAACGATTTTTATCTATACTATTAATTATGGCATTATGTATCCTTGCATTTCCAATAAACGCATACGCTTCAGGAATAAATAAGCAAACTCTTTTTTTAAATTCTTCCGAGACATATACATTGAAAATTACTGGAGTATCGGGTAAAGTTACTTGGAAAAGTTCTGATGAAAGCATTGCAACAATATCCAAAAAAGGAGTTGTAACACCGGTTAGCGTTGGATTTACCAATATCACAGGAACAGTAAAAGGTGTAAAATATGAATGTGATGTAACTGTTACGAGCGCAAAAAAAGATTATACATTTTATGAAGATGATAAAGTAAAGGCTATTTATAAGGGGATTTCAAATGAAAATATTTGCTTTGAGTTTATAAACAAAACAAATAACTTTTATTTCTTGGAAACTACAGATTTTAATGTAGACGGAACTTTATATTATAAAAATCATACTGCAATTACATTCTATAAAAAAACAGATAATTATTTTATGTATAAAGCTAAGATTGATAAAACAGATATAAAGAATATATCGGGTACTTTTAATTTTACTAAAGATAATAAAAAAGTATTTGGATTTGATTATAGCATAGACATTGAATAATTATAACCCCGGAGGAATAACCCTCCGGGTGTTTTTATTTACGCAGAAACAATTCCTGTTCTGCCTTTCTTCGTTTAGTAAGTCCTGCCAGTACTTTACCAGCAGCCTTATTATAAGCCGGTAGCTTGGCAGCAATCATATCTTTTGTTCTGGTTCCTTTAGCAGTTAATTGGTCTATATTACCGATATTATAAGCAAAGGATACCATAGCATCAAATTCATTCTGTGTCCACTTGTACTTATCATACTTATTCACTTTGGCTTCGAACTTAGCGAGATCCGCTTTTAATAATTCGTCTGCTTTTTGAAGAGTAATCTTCATCCCAGCACCGATTGCTTTTCCGTCTACGCTTCCCGTATGGCCATAACCTATTGTCCATACATCTGCCGGGCATTTATACGCTTCAAGTCTACATCCTTCAAACCTTTTTATTAGAGCAATTCCGGCCGTTGATGTTGTTTTATTCATAATTATTCCTCCTTTATTGCTGCTTTATCTTCAACCTGCTTCTTAATATTCTTTACGATAGGAGCCATAAAAGGCGGTATCTTAACCCCTATATCAACCATGTTTTCAAGTATACTGATTATCTCATTACAAATAAGCCATACAGCCACGATACAGGCCACTAGGAACGTAAATGGAAGCGTAATACCTATTGTACTACCTGTATATAAAATAAGCTGGTCTATCATGGCTCCTACGGCTACCAGCAACCACATGCATATTTTCTTTGCTATTCCTCTGAAGCTGGAATAACTGTTCACTGTTTGACCTCTTTTAGGGCCTGCCATAATACCGGTTATGTAATCGATTAGATTTGATAGTACTAATAACAACATAGGTATGGCAAGTATTCCTAACCATCCAGATAATGTTGCAAAAATTAGCGTAGCCATAGCTTTTACTTTGTTCATGATTTATCCTCTCTTTTCGTAAAATAATAAGAGGAGCCGAAGCCCCTCTTCATAAATATTACCTCAATATGTTTGCATATGCTCTTCCAATTTTTAATACAAAAGGAGATGTTGCGATTGCTCTAATTGTTATCTTCGTACTTGCGGTACCTACCGGTGGTGTAAAGTCTTTATATACCGTAATATTAGGTATTCCCGTAGCATACCATTGTTCATCAATTGTATCAGTTCTCAATACTACAGACGATGAATTATAATAGGTAAAGTATATAGTTAGATTTGCATCTGTATCAGTTTGATTTGATAACGACAAGTCTATATCACATTCAAAATGGTATTGATTACTTGATGAAAAAGCACCTATTGTCTGTTCAATTCCTGTCAATAGTGCTGTAGATATACTTTTAGTTATTGTCTGATAATTTCCGCCCTTTGGATTAGGAGACAATGTAAATACGGTATTTGCGGTATCCATTGCTGTCCAATTGTTTGCAAGACCATCACTGTTAGAATCTAAGGTAAATATACCATTTTCAATTAACGGGTATTCGCCTTTGAATATATTAGTGTAGGTATCATTATTTTGTGTTGGAACTGTAAATGATTTTACGACTTCTTTAGCGGCTATAACTCCACCATACGTAGAAAAGTGCAAGTTGTCTGCATTGTGAAGCATGTATAACTTCACGGTTCCATCTGAATTAGCTAACGGATTATAAATATCAACAAATGTAATCATTTTCTTTTGGCACATAAACAGCAACGCTGAGTTGATATATCTTATTGCCGCGTTATCGGATGGATAATCACCTCTTGGAGGAATAGATATTACTATAGGTTCAATATGATTATCAATAAGTGTATCAATAACATACTCGTAATTATCAAGTGTAGTTGTTCGAGTTGCACCTCCATGAACATCATTTGTTCCCATTAATATCAAGCATTTTTTGGGATGTAAATCTAATACATCTGTTTTAAGATTTGTCTTAACATCAACCGTCCATCTTCCCCATACAGCATTATTAATAATTGGCTTTTTTAACAGCATGCTAATCCAAACTGCCATGCTGTTTCCATAGGTACCGCCCTTCATCAAGCTATCACCAATGCAGACTACATCTGGATTTGTTTGAACTATATAATCTAGATTAGATAATTTAGTTGTATTTTCATTTATAGCAGCTACAAGATTTGATTTTGCGGTAGTTAAAAGCCCTGATAATGTCCCTATAGAATTTAATAAATTTGTCAACTTAAATTTTATTAATCCAATAATAACAGATATCTTGCTACCACTTGTTATAGTTGCATCTGCTACAGCATCCGTGAATGTTACATTGCTGTCTTTTATATCTGCCAATGCAACATCCTGCAAATAATCCCTTGCCCACAACTCAGATTTTGCAATGGCTGTAAGAGTAGGCTGTGTAGCATCTGTTGTAAATACATTGGTGATACCTTTGTAGCTGGTTAAGTAATTGGAAGGGGTTGCGGTTATGTCGGTGGTTACTGGGGATGTAGGCTGATATATAAGTGTCATTGGAGTAGCAGCTAATAGTGATTGTAATTGTGTCACTGTAGAAGCTCTGACTTGATTTATGCGAAGAAATAATTGTGTTCCTCCAACCAAGTAAAATCCTTCTGTTGTTGTTGTAGCAATACCAGTGAATTGTTGAGCTAAAATATTACTCAAAGCAGAATTTGTTCCAGCTGGTGTTTTGTGTGTTAATGATATTAAAAAGTTAGCAATGCCGTAACTATTAATGCTTTGCAAACTCCATCCCGATTCGCTTCCGTTATACACAATCTTAGCACAATTAGCAGTTTTCTTTTTTGTAGGTAAATCAATTACATCTGCTGTTCCATCCGATGTACTGTATCCTCCGGAATTTACCGTGATGGTATTGCCTTTGTAGGCTTCGTATGGGGTGGCGGTGCCGGGTTCAATCTGCGCATTTGTAAGTGTAACGTCAGCTGTTGTTGCAGTTCCATTAGTTAAATTAAATCTAAGGTAATAGCTAGAAGCTGAATTTGTTGTAAATGAAATTGTATATGTTCCGCTTGTGGTGATTTGTGTTCCATCAATCAAAACATTAGAAGATGAGTTTAAACTATCATGTACACTTAACCAGAACCTTCCTGATACAATTGTGACGTTAGCTTTAAAAACATAGGTGGTATTAGGTTTGAGTTGAATCGGTTGAGAATATCTTTTCCATGTGCTAGCGGTTCCATCTGCATAATTTGCACCATCAGTTATTAATGTTCTAGTGCATGAAGATGCCGTGCCTATTTTAGTAATATCAAGCCAGTTCTTTGCATTTGAAACAGCAACAAAGCTTCCACCATCTCCAGTACTTGTTATCGGTGCTGGATAATCCAAACTAGGGCTAGTAGGAACAAATGCCGCATATGGTGTAGCCACTGTACCTATTTCCATCTGGCTTGTATTTAGGTCTACATTGTTTACTGTATCTCTAACGTAAGCAGTACCTGCCGGAGCTAAGTATGTGCCGTTTCCGGTAGCGTTCTGGTAAGATACTCCACTTATAAATGCACCCGTGGGGCCGTGCCATGCTAAGCCTACTGGAGTATTTGGCTGTACGAATGTGTGACCACTGATTGTTACCGATTGACCGGCAGTTACTGCAATAAGAGGTGATACATTGTTGTTATATGTGCTGGTTGTAAGAACTCCAGTGTTAGGGTTAATATACTTTACAGTTCCTACCTTAGCTTTATCAAATAACTGCTTTCCTTGTGTGGTTACAGTTTGAGTACTCTTGCATTTTACCGAAAGAGCTATTAAAGCATCGTCGGCATTAGTAAACTGTACAGAGGAACCGGTTAGAGTGGCTTTGTCTTTGCTTGAATCAACCCATACAGCTCCCAAAGAATCAGGTACAGCATTACCATTACCGCTTACTAATCCAAGCTTATTAGGTCCTGCTATTCCAACATTAGATATATCTGCCGCCTGGTCCCTAGCAAGTTCTGCGGCTGTTTTTGCTGCCAATGCTGCATCACGATATGTTAACGAATCTTCGGCTGCATCCGTGGAAACTTCGGCCTGTGCTGTCGCAATATTGGCCTGTACTGTGATATCAGCAAGATAATCCGGCTGAAGCTTTTCAGCTGTAACAGAACCATTTTTGATATTTGCAGATACTTTTCCGGAATTATTAGTAAAAGCTATAGTTGAGCTATCTTCAAATTCATACTCTGTAATCAGCGAAGACATATCCACATATTCTTCTGTTCCATCTTCTAAGTGAAGCACTAATCTTTGGTTTGGTGCATCAAAAGTCATGTTAACAGCTATTTTATCAATTTTAGTATCGTATGTAGTCTGGGATCCGTCTTTTTTGAGTATGGTAAATACTCCATTATTAAGAGTAACATCGGCCACTAAAGAATTAGCATCTGCAATATCTAACTTTGTAGTATTAAGTGATATTACTCTCCCATCTAACAAACTAAGCGCCAAATCCATCTTATTCAGATTGGTGGCGCCTAGTGCGGTTGATGTATTCGGATTATTTACCCAGTTTATTCTAACATATACGGTTTGCCAATTATCCATTTGCCTGTTCACCTGCCTTTTCTTTTTCAGCTCTTTCATTATTTATTGCATTAGCTGTAGCAGTATTAAGCTGATTAAGTATGTCCTGTACTGCCATCTGTTTTACTGATACAGGAAGAGATGATGTATTAATGTATTTAACTAAATTTTCTTTAAACTCATATATTTCAAGATTCACTTGCTATCACCTCCGGGAATACTTTTTCAACTACCTGCTGTAATACATGAGCTGTCCAGGCATGCATATTTTCATAATTAATGTAATGTACTTTTTTATCCAAGAAAACGTATTGATCTTCGTCGGTTCCATCTCTTGGGTCTCTTTTTTGTACTAAATTATAGTCAAATGGATTCAGCCCATATTTTTCAAATGCCTGTTCTACTTGCTGCGCCATAAATCCAATAGCAGAACCTTCTCCATAATCCTTTATCTTAAACTCATAAAGATATGGTTTGAGTTCCATATACAATGATAATGGTAATTCCGATAATGTTCGATAATTCTTCTTTAGACGTATATCAGAAGAAGTTTTTCTTTGAAAATTGTCATCTACCCAATGATATCCAGCAGCAGATAATCCATTAGAAAATGATATGCCTCCGCTTCCATCAGTTGTTGCACTGATATCCCCTGATGTTGTGTGAGAGTGTGAACTTGGAGGATATGTATAACTAGTTCTATTTGCTGTTGTTATAGGTGTCCCATTATTTAATGTTGTGCAAGTAATATATGTAGTTTCAACCGTAAGTGGAGTAATTTCAGTAGTTGCGCTGGAAGTTCCCTTGACTTTAACACTTGCAAAATTACATTCATATGGACTGTTTATTACAATTCCATTTAATATTCCACTAGTAATTTGATTTGCACTTATATTGTTGGAGTATACCCAATCCGTTCTTACAGTGTCAGCAAGAACTGTTCCAGCTTTTAAATTACCGCCGTCAATAACTACTTGCCCAGGAGTATTCAAATTGCTGAATGTTGTATATCCAGAAAGGTTAATATTGTCAGCACTTAACTGAAGCGTAGTTCCGGTGCTTGGGTCAGCATCTAATTCTACTAATGCAATTCTACCGCTTGAATTAACCTTTAATACCACTTTGCCAGCCAGTACATCTATTTCACCACTAAGTTGTTGGTCTAAGTCAGAAACTGTTGCAGATAATCCGTCTACACTTTTCTGTATTTTAAGAACCTTGCTTTTAGTTTGCTGCATCTCTGTAGCAGGTGATACTTTCTGGTCCCTTACTTGATTCCCGGAAGCACTGATATTATCTTTAAGCGCTTGGATACCGGTCAGTGTTCGCTTGAATATAAAACTTTCAATTGCATCATTGCTGGTGATGATTGTAACGCTGTCTCCTACTTCCATATACGGCAGCCCTATCATTGTAGTGTTATGCGGCCTGTAATACTTATTTTTGACCTGGAGAAAGATATTATCTACTATAGTCTGCAATTCTGAGCCAGATTTACCATACAGTAAGAAGTTTCCGGTTATTATATAGTTGTTCCCGGGTGTACCTGCCGTTGCTCCGGTATCTTCATCATCTTCCCGGGCCGTAACGGAAGTAATAGGTTCAACGATATACTCTTCATAATCTGCACTTTCATATCCTGCGGTAATATATTCACCAGATTCAGAAGGGAATAAATCTTCTGCTGGATAAAGTTCCTCTGACGGGTATAAACCAAGTCCTGATAATTGGATTACTTTGAATTTTCCGTCACGCGTAAAATGCCCAAATCCAGCGTTAATTTCTGTTATACGCCTTAATATATCTCTTCCGATTAATGAGCTTGTATTAACGGTTTTAGAGAGCTGTACAGTATCGTTTGTTAATGTCTGTACTTCGTATTCTAACCCTAAGTATGTAAGAAGTGATTCACGCATACTTTTGACCGTCTGCGGCCAGGTTAATCCGTTATACCAGGCCGACACATCAACATCCGTATTCTTCATACCGTCAAAGGCTGTAATTTCCTTGAATCCAAGGTCTGACTGTTTACCTGCACTGTTAACCCAAAATGTACCGAATGGCATTTCATAGCTTATATCTCCGTCCTGCACATATTGGGTTACGATAACTTTTTTCCCGGTAAGGTCCTGTACTATTCCATTAATCTTTATTTTTAGCATAGATGCTTCGCAGGATCCTAAAGTTAAATCACTGGCGCTGCACAAGCTTTCATCTAGACTAAAACTATCAATATCTACTCTGCCGGAATCTCTTGTATCTATGGTAAGACTAATATCCGGGAAGTACAGCAGCAAGTATTTAAAATAATTCTGTGGTACTGCCGGGATAAAGTCATTTTTATATATTAATTTTAGTTGTTCAGATATGGTATACATTAACTTCCTCCGTATGAAATAAATTCGATTTCAACTGCGTTATAATAAAAATTTCCATGTTTATCAATATGATGAATTGTGTATTCTACATCTGGGATATAACATGTAGCAGTTTCATATCCGTTTATTTCATCATTCCAAAGCTCTAAAGTGACATAATCACGATTTGGGAAGAATGATTGTACTATCAGCTTTTGACCATATGTAAGTGACTCTATTGTTTTAAGCTTTGATGTTGTTCTTTTGATTGGAAGTATATTACGAATTGTTTTTCCTTGTCCGTCAGTATAGCTGCCTTTATCCTGCCGCCTGTTTGGAGTATTGCTATATCCATCCGGGGCCAGCAAAGCATTGGGGAAAGCTATTCCATCACGTTTTATTACATATCCGTTTCCTGTCATAGCTTCCTCCTTAATATTGAAATGCCGGCTTACCGGTCTGGTTGCTTACTTCTTTTTCTGCTTCAACAATTGTATCAAGTAATATCTTTCCACTTTGAAGCATAAGTGTTATATGAAACATAACATTTTCACCGTTAGAATTTCCTCCAACCTTTTTGAAGGCTTCAACTATGGTATCAAGAGGTGCTTCGATATTTACACCTTTCTTCTGATCTCCCAATAAAGCAAGAAATTGGCTATTTGGAGGAATTACCGCACCGGTTGCCAGGGCCGGTACTTTAGGCTTATCAATCGTCTTAAGGTTAAATCCGATTTGGTAAGCATCAGAAAACGGGGTCTTGGGAATCTTGATATTGATTTTATTAATAGCATTTATTAGAGTATTTACCCCGTCTATAATGCTGTATATAAAACCATATACCATATTTAATATTGCTCTTAATGGAGAGTTTGCAAAGGCTTCTAGGCTATCAAATACACCTTTAACAATTGCCTTTAATCCTTCCCATGCTTTTTTCCAGTCACCAGTAAGAACACCGGTAATAAACTGTAATACTCCAGTTAATACTCCTTTTAAACCATTGATTGTATCTCCAATATCTTTAAATACTCCATCAAATGCAGGTTTAAAGTTTTTCCAAAGCACATCAATAATTGGGTTAATCAGGTTCTTCCATAGGAAGGTTAACAGCGCAATTAAATTGCTGAATATAGGCATAACAGTTTTATTTAAAATGGAATATATTGCATCCCATGCCTGCTTAAGAGTTGCTCCGACTGCGTTGGCCAAGGGAAGTACAATGTTTTTCCATAACTGAGTTAGGATATCTCCGAGTATTTTGAATACTGGTTGCAATACAATACCGATAAAATTAGCAAGCGGAACAAGTATTCTCTGCCAGAATGTTTCAACCGTACTCATTAATTGTGGAAATAGTGTATTTACAAAGAAATCAATAACCGGTCTTAGAACTTTATCCCATGCATCAGTAAATAAAGTTCCAACAAAGTCAGCTATAGGTTTTAAGGCGGTTCCCCACGTTTTTCCTAAATCTGCAACTGAATTTCTGAATTTTTCACTGCTATTATACAAGTCAACAAATCCATATACTAATAAAGCTATCATTGCTGCAAGAATAGCAACTGGACTTGTTATGGCTGCCAGTACCGTGGCTAATCCGGATAATATTGCTGTTAATATTCCACCAGATGTAATAAATCCGCCTAGTGCTGTTATCAATGGAGCTATCGCTATTAGAAATTCTGCTACTTTGAAAGCTGCAAAGAAAGTTCCAATTGCAATAACTGTTGTGGCAACTAATTCTTTATTATCCATCATCCATTTAGACAAAGAATTAAGTCCATCTGTTAGCATTTTTAAACCTGTTATTATCGAGCCGCCGGTCCACTTAGCGATTGGTTCTAAGAAATTGTCCCATAGCCATAACCCGTATGGTTTGAATACCTCTATAACAGAGTTAAGCACACCAATTCCGGACCCCAAAGCATCCAGAAACCCAGGAATAAGACTAGTAACTGTCCACTTTCCAAGCGGTATAATTACATTGTCAAGAAACCATTTCAATCCGGCCCCTACATTTTTAGCAAATGGGGTTATAGCAACTTTGAATCTGTCAAAAGCTTTTATAAGAGGCTCTAATTGCTTCTTAAGGTCTTTAACAAAGTTAGTTATTTTACTGTCTATTGGTACATTTTCAAACATTTGCGACGGTTTAGGAACTCCAGGGGTATCATTACCACCACCGGAACTATCACTGACCATATTTAACTTATCTATAGGAGATAATGATTTTTCAGCTTCCTTTGCAGTCTTTTTAAGAGATGCAGCATAATCAACCTGTGCTTCCTTTGCCTTTGTAAATGTTGTAGCTCCATTGAAGAAAACAGCAAAGAATTGGCCAGCCGTAGTTATTGCCTGTGCAAGATAGTTTATAAGAGTTTGTAAAGCCGGGGTAATTGCAGTTAATATAGGAGCTAATGCGGTAGCAAATGAGTTCTTTAAAGTTAATCCGGATGTTGACAAGGTAGATATGTCTTTATTGGTTTGCTTACTAAACTGCGCTAGATTCTGAAAACCTTCTGTTACAGCCTGTGTAGCTGCACTTAAAGCCCGGAAAACAACTGAGAATAACAGAGACATTTTAAGCATTTTTAGCATACTCATGTGTCCGTTATTTGTACTCTTGCTCATACTATCAATAATCTTCCCGGTCTTATTTGCCGACTTAGAAACAGACTTTTGTGCAGTATCTACCGAAGATAATGATTTTTTGTATGTATTAAGTTCGCCTTCAAGTCTTGAAAGCTTTGAATACGCTTGGTCATATTCTTTATCTCCAAAATATTTACCCTGTTTTTCAAGGTAATAAAGAGAATCTCTATATCGGTCAATTTCTCCGACTAATTCCTGTATCTTTACATTGGCTTCGGATGTAGCACCTGATATATCAAATGCTTTATTTGCATCAGATCCCATTGCAGATAAAGAGTTAACAAATGATTTTAAGGCTCCTTTGACGCTTTTAGTTCCTTTATCAATGCCTTCTGTATCAATTTTGGTATCAAATCTTAGCGTGCCATCTGACATATTACACCTCCTTCCTATCCAAGTAATTGGTTAATGCGTTCCATTTCTTCTAACTCTTCTGCGGAGTATTTTATTTTGATATCAATTAGTTGTTTGTTTTCCCGGTAAAATTCTTGTTCGTATTTTTCAAGCTTTTTACCTTTATTTTTCTTCTGCCGTATATTTAATACTGTACTTAATAACCCTTCGCCTATTTCGTTGAACAATCCAAGAAAAGTCCACCAATGCATATACTCAACTGCTCTTATTTCATGCCCAGCAACTTTGTTAACTGCCGGGAATATTAATTGTTCGTCCTGTTCCCAATCAAGAACTTTTCTTGTATCCTTGGATTCTTCGTATTGCTTACCACCGTCGATAAACCATACCGCCTTACTTACTGCTTCCGGGTAATCATCTTGTGGTATATTTTCAAAATCTTCATACAAACATTCAAGCATCGTGCGGCACTTATCGTTATCATTCATTTCTGAATCTGCATAAGCTTCAAATATAACAAAAACCACCCGGTAATCGCTCCGAATGGCTCTAGATATTCCGTTTATATCTAATGTTTTAGGCAGCTGCCCGATCATTTTTTCTTCACCTGTCCCGTATACTTCTTAATTCGTGCTTCCCTGGCTTTAACATCTGCCTGGATAGTCTTATTAATTACAGGCGCCACAGCATTAAGAAATCTTTCCACAAGAAATTCACCGCCAGGGCTAGAAAGGGGAGATTGATTTCCAAATACGGTTTTGCTTACTGGGCTGTCAAAAATATAATCAATCTGTTCATTCACATACTGCCGTGTTTCCCTTATAATCTGTGCGGATTCTCCAAGCTGTTCGATTGCTTCTCCTGCCTGGTTGATTTCAACATCATCAGGAAGTGATTTTATTTTCTCTTCGATATTATTTATTGCATCATTAAAACGTTCAATCAAAGCAATATCAGAAGGATATATCCTTATGATTTTACTTTCATCCCCATTAATGCTTAAGTCTATATGTCCATCATCAAAACTAATGTTTTGCATGTTATATCCTCCTAAAAAAGGGCAATGGAATATATCCACCGCCCTAATGATTTATTATTTATTAAGCACCTACAACAACTGGAACAATGTCTGAAGCTGCTACAATAGTGGTATTAACAGCTACTACAACAATTGACTGTCCAGCAGCCGTTGTAATTGCGGAGCCAGTAGTCAATGCAGTGTATCCCGTGGAGGCATCCCCGTAATTAGGTGCTGTTAAATTGGTTCCAAGCTTATAGTATAATGTAGATCCTGCCGGCTCTCCTACAACATCGCTTACCTTAGTTGTAGTAGTGGTGCCACCTTTAATAACTTCGATTACCAGTTTTCCAAGTGTGCCGGAATCCGGTGTAAATGTCTTTGTTGCTGCTGTAAATGTACCTTTTACTCTGTTTCCTACCAGATGTAAATTAAAAGGTATCTGAACTCCCTTTGTATCTCCGCCATAAGAAACAATCTCAATTATTGCATCTTCTCTATAAGCAACAAATACTCCGGATGTAACCTCTTCCCAGGTATGTACTTCAAGCGTATGCGTCAATAGATCATCAAGAGTTTGCCTTTCGTCAAATATTTTTTGAAGTCGGTTATATAGAACATCACCAGCTTTTGCATAATATGGTTCAATTGACAATTGCGGCTCATAACCATCCACGCTAGTAGATGTATGTCCGGTAATATCTTTTACAGTTTCTACATTGGCATTCATTTCAATGTTTAACTCTTCTACAAGGTCTCCTATCCTTACATAAATAGGGGAAACCTGGGTAGCATCCGCATCAACATAATGAGCCAATAAATGTCTTTTTATTGTAGCCATTATAAAACCTCACTTTCTAAATGGTATTGTGCATAAATTTGTAGCTGATATGTGACTGGTCCTGTGAGGTTTTCTGTGTCATATCCAAACAGCATCCCATTAGCACTACTCAGCTTTGTTAATGTGCCGGTTACAGTTTTATCGTTTATAGTTACTTCTATTTCTTGGTCATTGGCAGCTCTTTCGAGCCAGTAAGCCAATTCCAACAAAAAAGTGCTATTTGCAAGCCTGTCATAGTCTACAAACGACTGAAATCTTGCATATAGCACGAAATTATGTTGTCTATCTTGGTTCCCGACTATATCTTCTTTTAATATCTGGTCACCGTTCGGGTATAGTCCACAATTATCAGTTTTAGATTCTGTAAAATCTATACCGATTCCTTGGTTAAGTTCAGCTATTTTTGGAAATGTTGACAGTACTTGTTTAACAAGTTCTATTATATTCATTTTGCACCTGCTGTCTTTTTAGCACCTCTTAAGATATCATCCTTATGGTCTGCTTTCATTCTTTCAAACCACATCTTTCCGGCTAATGGGTTCTTTGATGTATTATACTTTAATGGTCTGCCTGTAGGGAGTTTCTTTTTGCCTTTTGGAGACCTGAAACCTATGAATTGACCATTCTCATATATTGGTATGTTAGGCCCGTATATTTCTCCATAATATAAATATCTTGCATAGCGAGTATCTTGTATAAGTTCTCCACTACCAATAACGGTTCCAACTGTAATACTTTCTTCTAATACACCGTTTAGTTTAGGTGTATATGGTCCCATATATCGGATAGTTGTTTGGTCAATAAATTGCTGTACCCTTCCGCCAGGTTCAAGTCCTCTTTCTTTAAGCATGATATCAGTTGATTTTATCTCTAAATGTCCGTTAAATCCCATATTGCCACCTCACTTACATGACAGTTCCCAGTGCTGCATATCAGGACTACCATATCTTTTATCATCAGCTACTGATACAGTAACAACCCGGTTAGTTAACTGTAATGTTTTCAATGAACTTGATATCGTGGACTGTGATGTGTTATCAACTTCAAAGTTAATAGCTCCTTTGGCTATTAAATCCTTTCCTGTTGTAAAATCGTTTACTCCAGCTGGTATATTACCTATAGGAATAAATATGCTTACTGAATCAACAGTTAACATACCAGTCTTAAGAACATTTGATTGCTTTACATCATCCCAAAAGGAACCATAAGCAGACGTTATACCAATAATAGGTTTTCTTGTATAGTGTCCTTGGGAATCTATTTTATAAAGAGTGATATCCGTGTTAGTAAACATAATCATAACCCCCTATACAATAGTCCGGTTGTTCCCAGCCATGCAATAAGAGAAGTATAGGATTCTGACATCAATTTTTTATCAATATCAGCATTGCTTTCATACGATACAGAATAACTACCTACTTTTTCAGAAGCAGCGCCAGAATGTCTGGCTTTGTCTGCTTTATAGGTTAGTTCTGAAATATCACAGCAACACATTTTTACTTCATCAGGTATACTGTTATCATCCACCCTGTTTGATGTTTGCAGCTTCAGATATACCGTTGCTTGCCTGGCATAAACATCAAAAGAGGCAGCATCTAGTACCGCCCCTTTGTATGTATCCTGGTAATATGCATAATTTGCATAATTATTCACTAGCGCTGCCTCCAATCAATTAAGCAAAGTCTACAAGTAAAGATGTATCAAGTTCCTTAATACCATAGATGATATCAAAGGAAATTGTATCAGTCTTGGTAGTAGTATCGTAATCCATAACAACACGCACTGCTAAACCGTTAGCACTTGCGATATAAGCCTTAGAAGCGCCCATCGGAAGCTCTAATTGACGAGTTACTAATGCAAGGCCGTTTCTATGGAATCCAAGAGCATGGGCCTTACTAATAACTTTAACATCAACCGGTGAAGCAATAGTTGCAGGTATATTCTGATCTACTGATAGTGTGCCTGCGCCAGAAACTAACGTTAGGTCAGCAGTTACAGTATAAAGATATCCATTAACAATAAGCTGATCTCCTGTCTTAATAGTTCCAGTTGCAGGAGAACCGGCAGATACGGTAAACTGTGTTGTATTTACTGTTCCGACAACTTTATAAGCTGTTACTGTACCGGGTGTTGCAGCGGAAGACTGAGGACAATTTTCAGAAGAAAATGTTTCACAAGTATATACTTTTCCGATTTCTGAATCTCTTAATGCTTGAGAATCTCCAGCATATGAAACCTTTGCAAAATTATCGAGTGTATTATACTTATACTGGATATCAGCGGGAAGCATTAATCGTCTGTTCTGCTTTGGAGCTTTTGACATATCTAATGCTTTTCCTACGCCAGCAATATCATTGATTACTGGTGTTGCAGATACTGTAGCTGTTTTAGCTGCTTTTGCAACTCCTACCGCAAGCAAATCTATGTCTACAGCTTGTGCAATTGCAGATAATGCTGGTGTAACAACCTGCGATGAAAAGTCTTTAATATCCAAGGACATTTCTTTGGAAGTAACTTTTACAGTAACATCGCGAAAGCGGTCCATAACAACCGGTACGCTTCCCTCTGTAATATCCTGGCTGGATGTAGTTCCTGTAAAGTTCTTTGCTACAAATTTAGCCGGTTTTCTTACTGTAATTGTATCTCCTACCTGTACAAACTCGGGTGAATAATCTCTATGTACCAAATTAGCCATTGTAAGCTGGCTTTCAAGCACCATAAGCGCTTCCTGTGCAATAATCTGCGGTGTTAATAATGTATTTGCCATGTTTTATACCTCTTTCTTTATTTTCCTTGTCTATACGCCTTATATTCATCGTATGACATTTCTGTTATTGGTTTCAATACCGGGTCACTACCTGTAGCCCTTACCGGTTTTTTGATTGGTTCATTTGATTCAAAAAGATAATCATTTTCAGTTTTGATTGATTCCAGTGACTTTTTAATATCTTCAGACTGGTTTTTACTAGTCTTTAGAACATCAATATCAAGAAATGCTCTTACAGCCTTTGCGCTCTTGGCCCCGGTTTCTGCAATTGCTGAATCCAGCAGCTTATTAAACTCAATATCAGCAATCTTTCCTTGGTATTCAGTGTCTTTTGCCTTTAAATCTTCATTGAGCTTTGTAATCTTTAACTGCAGGTCTTTGACATCTACTCCATCAAAGTCTTTTAAAGCTGTTTGAGCTGTTTCAAGCTGCTCTTTATAGTTATCTCTTTCGGATTCCAATTTAACAGCCTTGTCCTGCTCTCTTTTGATGTCTTTTCCGTTTTCAGCCATTATTGACTTAATCTGATCTTCGGTTAATCCTAATTCTGTTAGAAATTCTGTTTTCATATCTATATTTCCTTTCACTTATAAGTTTTTTAAGGTGTTTTACTATCCACCAGTGACCGACTGTTTTAGGTCTAATACGCTGACCGGTATAAAAATAAGACGTTTGTTTAAACACGTCTTAATCCATCTTGATATATTCTTTCTCTTTGCTGCGGAAGCTGCATCTTCTTAGAAAAGTCAACATATTCCTGCATGGCTCCTTGATAATTAATTCTGTCCATCATTATTTTATCTTCTGGAAGTCCGGCTGATTTACCAAGGTATATGCGTTCTCTATACTTTCGCATTATTGTTTCAAGCTGTCGTTGCCGTTGTGTTGCCTCGTATTTGTTATATCCCTGTCCCTTATATTCTTTAACTTCATTTTCTTTACGATTCATTTCTTCTAACTCTAAATCTGTATAAAGTCTTTTGGATACTCCGGGTATAAATGGATAATATGAATGATAACAATTCCACCCACAAAGCCCGGGGCCGGTTCCAAGTCCGCATACAGTTATAAGTTCTTCTTTGCTGTATACTCTACCCTGCCATACCTGGTGTGTGGGCCGCGCTGTAGAATGCCATGAAACCTCAAAATAGTTAGTTTCTAGCTTTTCTGCGTTCATTTCATTTATACGGTTAGTTACCTGTGTTACTCCGGTCATAATAGCCCTTCTGGCAGCAACATCTATTCTGTTATGCCATCCGCTTTCATACTCAACTACTCTTATCCCGGAATCAGTCATTTCATTTATAATATTTTTTATGGTTGTGTTATAGTCAAATGCTCCTGTGGATATCTCTGTGACTGCCTGGTCAAGCTTTCCTTTAAGATAATTTGATACATCAACATATTGGGATCCGGTCCTTCCTGATACTCGAATAGCCGTAGTTTGAGTAATATTGCTTAACTCTTCCTTGGTCTGGATTTTAATTGCCTCAATGAATTGTTGAAGTTGAGCATTATCTTCATATCGGGTGAACGGCTTCCCGGTTGCCTTATATAGCTTTTCATCCCTTGAATAACCCTCCTTTATTATTTCGTTGTATATTTTATCAATCTCTTCGTTTGAACGCTGTAATGAAGATTGTAAGGCTTTACGAATGGTATCACTGCTTATTCCTAGTCGGCTTAGTTTATATATCTCATAATCTGCTGTACGAGATATGCTGTTAATCATGTTAATTCTGTCTACAACGTCAAGCATAAGTTTCATAGACAAGTCAAGCATAAGCTTTTGTATCTCAATTGGTATTTGTTCAAGTTCTGCCGGTGTCAGCATATTGTATCACCACCTTATATAACAACATTTGGCTGCTGAGGTATCATTGACTTGGCCTTTGCTTCATCTTCTCCATACCATTTAGCACGATATTCCCATAACGGCATTACACCCATAGAAACATCCTGCCTGTCTTGCTGTCTTTCTGTCTCTTCATCAACAAGAATACTGTCTTTGAAGTCACAGATAAATTGATACCCTGTTGTTGCCATTCCGTTATAAAATGCCAATGCATCCACCAGGTCACTAAGACAATCTTTTAAGTTTTCCTGTATAGCTGATACCGTATTATACTTACGCTTCTTTGCGCTTATAATTTCCGTGGCGGTCTTTTCTACCACTGAAGGGTTAGATATATCGCCGTAGGATAAACCGACTGAAAACTCAATATTACGCTTGTATTCTTCTAACCCGTTCAATATTGACTGATCTCTGAACTCTGGCGAAAATACATCAAATAATTGTTTTCCTTGACCTTGTTCAATGTCTAAGCCTCGATACATTCTTTTATTTAACTTAGCCACTGATTGCTTTTGTTCTGTACTCCACGATGTATTAGGCTGCAATGCTGTAATGTCAACATGCACAGCTCTTTCACCGCTTTCAAACTCCCAATTCAGCCTGCCGTACTGTTCATCTGCATGTTTAATTAACCACTTTGCAGAATCAAAGATAGACACGCCATTAAACGACCCGTCTATCTCATTTTTTATAGGATTCCTGTAATAACCAAAGTCTGGCTTAGTCATTAGCGGATAGTTGATATATGGTTCAAGCTCTGCCCATTCCGGTACATTTGCAAGCGGTACTTCCATGCCTAAATCATTCTTGCTGTGTCCGTGATAAGCTTTGTTTGTAATAGTAAGCCCATTCTGATCTAACGCATGGTATTCAAAACGGAAGTAATAATCATCATCCTTTATTCTTTTGATTTCCACAAATACAACCTTTGTAAGCCTGCCGCGTTCATCAAATTCTATAGGGATAAAGCTGTCTGCTAATACATACTCGACTTTATCTTCTCCCAAAGCCTTAATAACCATCTGTCCAAGAGCTATTCCGCTTTGCAAATTCTCATTAAGGTCTTTAATTGCTGTCTGGTATATTTTATCAAGCTTTTCAACTGAAACTTTACTTGTCATTTCATTTAACGATATATTAGAAAACTCTCTGACGATTCCCTGTTCCAATCTTAAAGAGTATACAGCATCATTATCAACCCATTCAGCTTTACCTTTTAGCATTTGGGACCACTCTTCTATTTTGTCAACCATAGCAGGAGTGATTGCAACATCCATGTTCATGGCTTGTTTAATATTTTTTATTGGAAACATTCTTCTTATCACTTCCTTTACAAAATTAGTTATTCCTTCAAACATGTTTATTGCCCCCTCTTCTTCCATATAGGGTTAAGTGCATATCTAACCATATCAATTGCATGGTTATCTTTGTCAGGGTATCCGCTTATTACATTGCCTTCTTTATCTCTTTCATACTCATAGTCGAGAAATTCTCGTGCTGTATTGGGACATCTTACATTGTCTATTATTATTTCTCTTAGAGACTGCAACCACTTCATGGAGTAGTCAACGCTTCCAGGGCCTTTCTCGGCTCCTCTGATTAAGAATCCATATGATTTATAATCACCTACTGACTTTTCCTCTGCACTATCAGCAATAATCATATCATTTGGTGTGATTCCCATTTCTATCAGTTTATCTGCCGTTTGCCTATTAGACTGTTTATTTGCCCTGTATTCCATGAATATGTAAAGTTTCATTCTGGCAGCATCGTAATGCATACGTCCAAAGTGATAAGGATCCGGATACCATCCCCAGTCAATACCATTGTATAACCTGTCAAATTGCTTTATTTGTTCATCTGTAATAGCTTCAATCTTAACATTGTCAAATACATTTCCCCCGGTTCCGTTTGCAATACCCATGTACTCATTTTCGTAAGCCGTAGGATTGACTTCTTTAAGAAATTCTGCTTCATCCAGGAATGGTTTTCCTAGCCATTGCTTTGGTACATCAAGATAAGTGCTGTGTGTTATTAATCTTGTGGCTTTAGGTATCTTTATATATTTATTAGCCCAGTTATTAGCTGATTTAGGTGGATTAAATGACTTGAATATATATGCTGTCTCTCCACCACGGATAACAGACTGTTCTATCTTTCTTACTGCTTCTTCTCCGGTGAACTGATCTAACTCTTCCAACCAAAGTACTGCAATATATCCAAAAGGTACCTTAATTGATTTTACCTTCCCGGGATCATCTGCTCCACGGAAGTATATCTTTTGACCTGTACTCTTTCTGGTAATCTCTAAAGGGCTTACAGTGCAGTTAAATTCATCTTCTAGCCCTAAAATACCAATAGCCCATACAACCTGTGCATATACCGATGTACGCAACGTGTCGGCTACCTGTCGCATTACCAATGCATGAGTATTTTCATTCTTCATTATCAAGTCAATTACTTCTAAACTTATAAATGAAGATTTAGTGGAACCACGGCCACCAGGGAATACATATTCTGTATGTTCTCTATTTTCTATGTCAAATAGCACTTTGCTAAATGCAGGCGCTATCATTGTAGCAGGTATACCATAATATTTATTTGATGTTTTATTTGGTTCTGGTTCTGCTTTCTTTTGCTCTAATTCCAGCTTAAGCTTATCATATTCCATCTTATGTCTATCCATAGGATTCATAAGGAAGAATCGGTCTAGCCACTCCATAGACTTACATCTATCAATCAGCTTGATACTTATACCCTCTTTACCTTCTTTTATTTCTTTAATTAACTGGGTATCTACATTTGATGATTCATTTAGCTTAACAGAATTAACTTCAAAAGCTCCCTTATTTGTTTCAATGAGTTCTTTTCCAAATGATAAATAATTTCCTATGTCAGCAAAAGCAATTCTCATATGTAATTCAAGCATATCATTTTCATTTATTGCGGCTTGCTCTGCCTTTATTACCGACAGCTTTTGTACTTCTTTTTTTATCTCAACATTTCCGAACAATCTTGGACCTGCCGATAATGCAGATTCATAAGAACATCCATATGCCTTTTGATAGCTTTGAGCTGCATTAAATGACTTGCTATAATATATGCAAAAAAGCCTTTGTTCGTGGGTAAGGTTTTCGTTTAGCATTGTTTCCTTTACCCCATCTTTAATAGTTCTTGTTATTGTTTTATTATTTGCGTTGCATTGCATTGCATTGCAGTCCCAATCGTCCCTTGATTTCCAACTACGTATTGTAGTAACCGGTATGTTTAACTGACTTGCAATCTCAGTCAATTCAATACCAGGGTTTCTATCATATATTTCTTTTGCTTTATCTCTGTTAGGGTCTCTTACCCTTGGCATATCACCACCTACCCACTATACATCTTTTATCCCTTATCTTCCGATACCCAATAGCTCCACTACTACCTCTGACTATTGTAATGCAGCCACAATCTTTACTGCTTATATGTTTGCATCCTATACAATGTTTCATAGGCCTACTCCGAATATTCTCTTAGCTGCTTTGTACTCATACCATCAATACCAGGAGATTCATTACTATCTGTTGGTTTGTAGTGGCAGCCAAACTGTTCCGGATACATGAATATCATCATGCATAGGTTTGCAATGTCAGCGAGAAATTCTGTATTCTTTGTAGCCTTGAACTTCTCATATCTGATATCAAGGCTCTTTACAAAATCCGTTGTGCCATTCATTGCATTTTCTTTAACTGATCCGTATTTATAAAAAGAAGTTTCCATCATATCCTGACGCAACTTATCAAACTCCGGTGAGTATTCTGTTTTTAATATCTCTTCTCTTGTCATGATGACCTCCTACAACTTAGCAGTGAAGTGTTTATTCGTTCCACTCATATATATAACCGGTGTATCTTTACTAGATGGTTTAAATTCGTATGCTTCCCCGTACCCTCCATAGTTAAGCATTGCGGAAGTATTTACGAATAACTTATTTACAAAGTTCGTGGTGCTGTTACTTGTATCTACCCGGAAGAATCCCTGCTTCATAATCATTGGTAAATGTGTATGTGAATGTATGTAGATATCTGCATCAACTATACTTGCCATATCCGCCAGCCTTATAGCCTTTGCCCCTTCTTTTCTTCCTCCACCGGAACCATGTATCGCATACAGAGTATACCATTGCTTGCGCTTTCTCTTTTCGTTCCATCCAAAGCGAACAAAAATTAAGGAACCGGTGCTAGAGTATTTATCTCCCAATCCCAATTCCCTGGCCATTATTTCTGTAAGGTCTATACCCTCTTTTTTGTATGTCCTGCTTTCGTGATTACCGGATTGTATTGCTATTATTTTATCCTTTATTGGTGTAAGTAAATAAACCGCCTGCCCTATCTGTTGCATTGGTGTAAGTTGCTCCGCATAACTATCCGAAATTGACGTTTTAGTAGCGTTATTCATCAAGTCACCGTTTAATATACAATAAGCGTTTTCTGTGTCCTGTATGAGCCTTATACGCTCTTGTATGAGCTTATTATCACAATGCTTATCACCCATATGTAAATCTGCCAGTGTATGTATTTCAATTGACTGTAATTGTTCGGATAGCTCTACTTTTATACTTTGCAATTTATCACCTGCTTTCATTAGAAAAGCGCCTAATACATTTAAGTACTAAGCGCTTATATGCCCGTTATAGGGCTGTGATTTATATAATGCCTGTTAAAGGCTGTGTTGTAAAAAATAGGAGCCAGTTTTATTCTAGCCCCGTACAAAAACCACTTTTGTAGTTTATTTAATATCCCATATTATTGTTTGGATAGGGATTTGCACCCTATATTACCAACTTGGTTTATTTTTTGGTATTTAGGAAGTACCTCTTCCGATTAAGCGTTTACCTATTCCGCCACCAAACAATTTTATATTCTTGCAAGAATAACCGTCTTTCCGGCTGTCAGTATCGAATAGACCCACACAAATCACGATACTATGGTCTGCTTCCTATAGTCGCCTCCGTCATTCACCATACCCGCAGGCTGGTGTCGCTCTTTCAGACCTCTTCCACTATTGCAACCGGCAGAAACCGGACGTTGCTTTTATTATCCACTATCAACCTTTCGATGCAACCGCTATGCAAAGAGATTGACTTGTCCTGCGTGGTACAGTATCGGTTTTCGCATGTTCCGCAACGTCAAGGAGGTGTCTATCTATAATAAACTGTAAGTTATATTGACTTGTCTGAATACCATTCCGGTAATAATCCATTGTATTCTTTTCTTAGTTCGGTGCGCTTTGACTTTACTTTTCGAATGGCTTTTGTTAATCTTGTAATATTTCTGTTGATATCTTCATCTGTTATCCTAATTATTTCCCATTCAGCTCCAAGGCTAAGAATTATACGATTATCCCTTATCAGTTCTTTTTCCCTTGTATTTTTTGTATGAAAAATAGTTCCATCAACCTCTAATATTATTTTTTCATCTGGCAGCAGAAAATCAACGCGATATCTTCCAAATTGTATCTGATGATTAAATTTTATTTTGTTTTTGCATAACTCTATAGCTACCATAATTTCTTCTGTACTATCAAACCAGCCATCTTTGTGTAAGTATTTTCTGATAGTGTCAATAGAGTTTCTATATTTGTCAATATTATATGTATGGTTTTTTATTCTTTCAATTGCTTTTTCAAGCTTTGCTTCTTTTATTTCCCTGTTATTTTCAGTTCTTTCTTCCTTGTCCGACATATAATTTTCTAATTTACATATTTTACAAAGATATTTCTTTCCTCTTATATAGCTTAATGACATTACTTCTTTTCCACAACAATCACATAGCGGGTAATACTGTGTATTTTTTGTATGTTGATTAATTTTGGTTTTAATATTGTCTTCTTTTGCTTCTTTGTATCCCATGTTTACCGCCTTCCGTAATCGCCTTTAAATTATAAGTATGCAGAAGATACTAAGGCTTGTATCTTTCGGGAGCTACCCTATCTGCATACTTTCATGAACTTATTATCTCACATTTTCACGTCCTTGCGGTGGTCATCTTTTGTTTTTATCAAGGAGAAAAAAGAAATATCTTCTAGCTGCATAAAAATCTTTTCTACATGTAGCCATACCCATTATTTCCTCAAGATACCAGCATGGAACTTCTTCTGTAACAGACTTGATTATGTATGGTGCTAAATACTCATCTGTTTGCTTTGCGGTTTTTTCGATTATCTTACATTTTTCTTCTAGGTCAATTCTTCTGATTGCTAAAACTTGCGTGGCATCTTCTCCAGATGTAGCTAAAGGCATATCTGTTATGTTTTTGCTCTTGAGTGTATCTTTTTTAAATTCAAGTTCATCTTTCCACTCTTTGTATTGTTCGCAGAATCCGCAAAGTTCTTTATATCTCTTACTGGATATACCATAATCATCTAGTTTCAACTCTCTTCTATTTGGCAATAGTCATTCTCCCTTCTCCAGCCTGGTTAACTCTTTAAAATCAGAGTATGTATAGCATTCACGGAAACCATTCTTTTCAGTTAATATAAAATATGTGTAAAAGCCTTTTATCGTAACTTTAAACCGCTTCGTTATTTTATCTGTATTTGGATCCCGTCTACGCATATTAACTACTTGTCCGACTTTATACCGGGACTTTATATTTGCTCTGAGTTCATCAATCTTCATCCTTAATCCTCCGTTCCTCCTCTTCATCTTGGCAGTGTTTACATTCGTTAGTATCTTCTAAATGACAGCGCTCACAATTTTTCATGGTTCACCAACCATTCCGGTTGCTGCATTGATGGCTGTCTGCATAAATCACTATAAGAATTTACTCCATCGCACTTATCACAATATCCGCAATCCGAATTGTAATAACAGTATCTGCATTCACATCCATCGCAATTATTCATCCTTATTTACCGCCTTATCTCTTTTATTAGGCAACAATATGCAGGTTAATATTATTACGCCTTTTACTTCTCCTTTTTCCATGATTGTATTTCTTACATCCATTAAATCCTCAATGTTATCTATTTCTTGATTTCTGGTTATTTCACAAAACCCAAATCCTTTTTCATATGCATATGCAACATAATATTTAAACAATTTACTACTCCTTTCTTTGCAATAAAAAACCACCAACCGATTATTGGTTAGTGGTGTGTTTTAATACCTCTTCTAATAATTTTGTTTCTTCAAAATTTTCAGCGATAATTCTAGTACCCGTTGACATATAATATACTTCTGCTATTTTACTTTGTAGTTCCAATATGCTTTTATCACGACACATATCTCTTAGTATTATTTCTGCATCTCTCGGATTTTTTTCTGCTCTCTTCAAATACTCTTTTTGAAATGAGCAAATAATCATATTGTAATTTTCAATCAAGGCTTTTTGTGCTGTAGATAGTATACATTCTTGCTTCACCCTATCACGCTCCTTTTATACCTATTATCCACTAACCAGTATGTGATTGTCAATGTGCAATTTACTTTATTTTCTTGTTGCTTTTCCAAACATCTGTTTGTATAATATCAACCAGGAGGTGATACCATGTATTTTCAACGTGATAACGAAATAAGATTAAGTCCAACTGGTAAACCTGTTGATGTTATTGTTGTATTTAATCCATTGGGAGACATTAAGCCAGTCACTGTCCGCTTAAAGGATGAAAGTGACAATTACATTAAGATGGATATTACCGGTGTCAAATATACCAAGGATTTAATACGAAACACGGGCCGTTCCTTCCGGTGCTGTTACATGGTTGATAATATCCAAAATGAATGTACTGTCACATTTTACTATTCTCTGTGCAAGTGGTATCTTGAAACATAGTCTTGCAATCTTCCAGTACCTGTTCCAGTGTAGTTCCATGCTTTTCGAAATAATAACGAAGAATACCAAGTTTTGATTTATCTGTGATAGATTGTGATTTCCAGTATTCGCACTCGTTATATCTCTTTTCCATTTCTAATCCATGTCTAATAATTGAATTTGACTGGTCCCTGCATATCTTATCAAGGTTTTTAATAGTCTGTGGTTCGTAGCCTGTATCCTCATAAGTTGCTAATTTACTCAATGCAAGTTCTAACTTACCCTTGTCCTTTAAAATTCCATATCCGCCGCGGCTTCTATCTGTTAATCTCTCCATATCATTCACCTGCCTTTTCAATTGCTTCTTGTGCTTCTTCCCTGGAAAGAAAGACTGTTTTACCAAAATCACTTGCATATTTTCCGTTACAATTTTCAAATATAATTGTTATGTAGTTTTCATCTATTATGATTTGCTTAGCTTCATCTTCAAAAACCGCTTTATCTTGTTTTGACATATCGCAATCATCAGTATCATGTGGGCATCTATCTTCATATGGGCAATAATATCCAGTCGCTGTTCCATATCCTCCTCCACCGTCCCATAAAGTTCCATCAAGCTTTCCTTCTATATTGCAACACTGTTCAATAATGTAAACTGTGTCTCCTACTTTGCAAGGAAGGGTAATGCAGGTTTCTTCCGGCTCTGACTGGATAAATTTTTCTAATTCAAGTAACTCATCAAGTCTATTGGCCATTAATCTTCTTTCAATCTCATACTTTGAGCCAACCGCCGCATTTATACCTGTATGTATTTCATATTTTCTTTGATTGATGTATGCATTAAGCTTATCCTTATTCATTGGATACCCTACCTTTCATTTATTGGAAGTCCGCAATCAATACAATCATATCCATGCATCATTACCCCAACCGGAACTACACCACCACAATGCTGACATATATATTTTTCTGATTCTCTATCCCATCTTGGCCCTTTTACTAATTCGTTTCTGGCTTTTATTGCTTTATCGTTGTATTCCTTATTCACTTATCTACCTCCTGTAATAGTTCTGGATTATCATAAATGTTTCCGATTATCTCAATTTCAGTTAATGGTATCTGATTTTTATGTGGGAAGAATATAGCAAGTGGAGTATCGCTGTATTTTGAATCATGTACTAATATTTCGCACTCTTCCTCATATACTTCTGATATGTACTCATTTGTTCGGTGGTCGCTTACTTCTAGACATTGTACAATATCTCCTACGTATATCTCTTTACCGTTCTTATCATTAAGTCCGGTGGATTCACATAATGTTTCTGGTATTATTTCATACTTCAACTTAATTGCAGTATCTGAAGACTCCTGAATACATAACACTGATTCACTTTTTCCCGCCACGCATCTGTAATCATACATTGGTAATCCATATACCCACTCTTTATTGTATTTTGTGAGTGCTCTAAATTTATTATTTAATTCCATTCTTCTCTTCCTTCCCGCCCAACCAAGGCTTCTGTGTAAACACATTACTAACTTTACTTGGATGCTTTATATATTCTCCGTAGGCTCCTCTTACATTGGCTTTTAGTTCGGAGGGCTGTCTTAATTCTGGATTACTGCGCTTCATGGATGTACCTCTAATATCTTAAGAACATAATATTCTTTTCCTGGTTCAGCTCCCCATTCTGGATTACCGGTTCCTCTACTTAAATAACATTTTGCTACAAATAAAGGAGAATGTTTTGAATACCCATTTCTAAAAGCTATAAGGTTTGTATCGTTTCCTATCGGGTTATCAATTGGATACATTCTAAATAAGCTGTTGAATCTATTTGTATAGTATGGTTTTATCTCTCTATACTCTTCTTTCTTTTCCCCTGAAAGAATCATATCAAACCATTTCTTCTTGATTGGTAGAGTTAACATGACTGTTCCTCCTTCCAGGGCTTTGGAATGTAAAATGGCATCCAATCAATTGTACTGTGGCATATTAAATCGCTACTATAATTTCCAAAGCGGAATTGATTATTTGAGTAAAACAGATGATATACTTCTCCGATTTGAGTAGTTACATATACTTCAGAATAATTATCAGGCATTTTCTTCCATAGTGGCACCCACCTATCGGCTTGCTGTGCTTCTAGGGCGGTTATGGCTAATGGATAAATTTCCTTTATGTCTTCCCTATCCAATATTCTGTAATTTGGTTCTTCCATTACCCACTTCAAATCCTCAATTGCATGTTCTATCTCTTTATTCATTCCTCTATCCCGCCTTTCTATTGCATTATGCTTCTCTTGCATTTATCACAAGCTGCATGTATATGTCCGTTATATCCAGATTTACCAATATGTAATGTTCCACCGCATATACATTCAGTTTCCTTGGAACCACCTCTTTTAAGTTCTTTTGCTTCTGTAAATACCTTTGTCATAAATTCTTGTGTTTCTTTACTAAACAGCATAATACATAACTCCTTCCCGGTTATCCTAACCATTCAATGAAATATAACTACCATATTGGGAAATGGTGCTGCATCATCGCATCCTCCAAATTTTAACCGTCCTTTTACAAATCTGATTTCTGAATTATCCTTTATGTATTTGTGAAAAGCTTCTGTATCAGTTCTTACTGGAATCAGCATCACAACTTTTGTATTTTGTTTAAGACTTTCTATATAGCATTTTCTTATCCAATCAACTTGACCTGGTTTATGCTCAGTTATGTGATGTCCTCTTTGTTGGCATTTTTTCTTTTTACAATTAGGCTTACATGGTTTTTCTGGTTTTGAATAAGGAGGGTTGCAAAATACTGTTTCTCCACTCCAATTTTGTTTTAATCCATCTTGATCAACGGTGTAATATTTATCACATTTATGATTCTGGTCATCTGCGCAAGGATCCAGGGTAAAGTGAAATTCTTTATTCAATTCATCAAAAAACCATTGCGGAGTTGCCCAATCATCTGTCTTACTGCTAAACATTAATTCTGTATTCATTCTTTCCTCCTAACCGTTCAACGTTTTGCTGTCTTCATAACCTCATTCACACATTTTGAACAGATGTATAATTCACTGCCTCTTTTTGTTTTGATATATTGATAGGATCCTATCACTTCAATTCCACAATACGAACATATTTTAACTTCTGGTTCTTTTAATTCTGGTTTTTTCTTCACCGTTCATTCTCCTTTCTTTTATTTTCCGGTGAACTACTTCACCTTATCCTTTTCTGCTTTTTGCTTCCAATATCTTTCACGCATATAAGCATTACGTTGCGTTCTGTGATTCTTTTGCCATTCACTGTTACGTTTTATTCTTATTTCTTTTTCATCCGGATACCGATTTCTGTCACGTTCTCTTTCCTTCTCTGAGTTTTCAGAGCGATACCTGTTATATTTATCGCGGTTATCTTGTCCTTCGTCCCGGATGCAATCAGAATATTGACAATTAAAGCACTGGACCGGAGTTGGGTTTATGTATTGACATTTCATCCGATTACCTCCGTATGCCTCCTCCAACCTCCCTTAACACGTTCACTTACTATTCGTGCCTTGCCATTTCTTATCATTCCGGCTATCTCATATATCTTGTCCCATTCATGCCATAATGTTACAGGCATGCTATTAGATGGTGTTTCTCTAAGTCCTATAGGTTCAATGAGATATTTTCCTTTAACTTTTTCTCCTAATCCGACTGCGGATGTTAAATAACCTGGCTCCAGTCCCCACATTCTTGCTAACATTGGTATTGTGGCGCCTTGCATTATTAATTTATTTTCTTCTGTATCTGTTACATTAAATAATCTCATATCAATTCCTCCTTAATCCATTAATCAAATTCACATTGTCGTTGTCCGCTATGTAATCCCTTACTGATTCTTCCGGGAAATGAAGAATAAATGTCTTTTCCTTTACTCGGCTTTTTATTCTGTCCTCATACGGAAGATCCTGTTGAGAATAATTACTGGTGTATATTGTGATTTTATTATTGTTGTATCTCTCGTTAATGATGTTGTAGAAGTTTTCATTGACAAAATCAGATATCTTCTCTATTCCAAAATCATCAATTATCAATACTTCCGCGGTGCATAAGGCTGATATCAATTCTGACTGTGTGCATGACCTAGTCTCTTTATCAAATGTGTTTTTTATCTCCTGCACAATCTTACTTGATGTAGCAAACTTTACCCGGGTATCATGATTTTTCATTAATTCATTCGCAATACTGGCAGCCATTCTTGTTTTGCCGCTTCCCTTTACATCGCTGTATATGTACAACCCTTTTCCTGTAGCCTTGTGGCTCTCTATTTGCTCCAAATACAGCCTAATAGCTTTTAAGAGTATATTAATATCCCTACGGCTATTATCTTGCCTGTATATGTCATTATGAAAGTTTTCTAACATCATTCCTTTGAATGCATCCGGTATATTTGCAAAAGTGATTCTTTTGCTTTCAACCTTTTTCTTTCTGCATACACATTCTTTTGCCATATCAGTTCCGTTCTGTGCCGTTGTCCAGATAAATCCGTTTTCATCACATCCGTAAGGGCATTTATTCGATTCCGGCTTCGGCTGCAAGCTCGTTAAGTGACTTTTCTCCAACTCTTGGAGTAGTTGTTCGAACTCCGTCACCGGGACCTGGTTTTCTATATCCGACATTCTGCACCCCCTTACTATCTTTCTCCCAATTACGAACAGCAGCTTTCCAGTCTTTCATTTTGTTTTTTCCTACCATCCAGCCTTTAGAAGAATAAAAATCAAAGAATCTTTCCGGGTCTACCCTGTTATTACGTTCAATGCAATATGATTTAATTTCTTCTGGTGTAGGTGGAGTGAAACGACTACTATTCTTTTTATTATCTTTATCTATATATATATCTTTCTCTATATCTATCTCTATACTCTTACTTGGACATGTTGGACTTGCTTCGGACATTTCTAGGACATTGTTAGGACATTGTCCTATTTTTGACCTAGTTTTCCTTTTTTGCTCTGCCCAATAGGTTTCACTGCCTATCAATTTTTCTATCTCAGCCATAAATATTGTCTGATCTGAAAGTATTTCTATCATTTTTAGCTCTGTAAATACCTTCATGGCCGAACGAACAATATCAATATTAGTGTTAGTGATAGTAGAAAGCATCTGCTCGTTGTATGGAATCGTATCCGAGAATCTTAGTTCTCCTATATGGTCTACGCTCTCAACAAGCAATTTGAGATAGAATAATACGTAATCCTTACCGTTAGGCATGTTCTCAATTATCTGTATATCATGCCGTTTAAAAAAATCTTTCTTAAGACGAAGCCAGTAATACTTTTTATCTTTTTCATCCAACATCTAATCACCAACCTCTTCAATATCAACATTCACACAGGCAAAAGGCTTATAAAACTTTCTTACTTCAAGTGTTACAACCTGTGTATCATCCTTATATGCAATTCCGTTTAATGCATCAAGGACAACTTTTGCTATATTATCAATATCAGGCTTTTTAGTCGGCCTTATTTTGTCGGTTAGCATCTCTATTCTTTTAGATTTTGATGTGCTTTTTGCTGGTTCAAAGCAAGCCTTGATATATACTCTTAAAGGCTTATCAGATATGTAATTAGTATTTTTCTGGTAACATAATTTTATAAGATTTTCATATAACACAGTTTTTTCTGGGGTAATACTTGCCATGCGTCCTGATTTATTATTAAAAAATGTCCTGGCTCTTGCTTTCCCTTGTGGAGGTCCAGGTATTTCAAAAGATATCATTAATTCTCCTTTCCCCGGAGGGCCAGGCTCAGCCCACCGGATAAAGAGGTCAGCAATATAAGATCGTGACATGCTATACATTATTGACCTACAAGTAAGTGCTTAATTAAACGGCACTGATTAATTAGTTTCTATGTATAGGGTTAAGCATTATACTTAATTCCGTATACTTTGTATTTTTCTTCGAACCTGTCGCGGCCTATCGTGTGTGCTTCGGTGTGATGTGTCCTGCAAAGGCATATCTTGCGATTTTCGGTATCGTCATAGACTTTCCTGTCCTGTCCCATACCTATCGCATCCCAGTGGTGTATTTCGCCTTTTAAACCGCATACAGCGCATTTACTATTCTTAAGGCAAGCATATAATATATGGTTAATATCATCCGTTCTGTTGATTGCCAAGTCGGTTAAAATAACACCGTTTTCAATTGCATAATCCAATATGGTGTTTATAAATTCTCTGGCTCTATCAACGCTGCAATTTGATAGGCTAAAATAATCACAACCGGTTCTCGAGATATGCAGGTACTTAAGCCATTCTTTTAATTCTTCAGGGAGATAACCGGTATGAATTGATATGTCAGCCATAGTTGCATATGCTTTTTTGCGCTGTTCCGCGGTGATAAGTCTACCATCATCAAGCCATACACCGCACTGTCGAATGTTCTTTGATTCTATAGTCTCTTGAAGATTTCGTTTAGGTATAAAGATGTTAAAATAGGTTCCGTCCTGTGATACTTTATAAGCTTTAATATTTGCCAGCTCATACATTCGCATCAGCCTTTCTTTCTGCAGTCAAACATAAAAACATTCTTTTTTGTTTTTGAATCATTTATTGCTAAAGCTTCAATGTTTTTCGCATCATCGTAAAAAATCTGGGATACATAAAAATTATCCTTGCATGTATATTTCTTTTTTCCTTGAAATTCCGATGATGTTATATTACATTTATCTGAAGATATCCATATAAATGGAGCCGTGTACAACTCTCTTCCAATACCCCAATTAAAACAAGCCCTCTTAAATGAATCAGATGCAAGTCCTTTTTCTTTTTCTGTAAAGCTTTCTGTGCCGGTGTCTTCTTTGCTTATCCATTGAGATTTTTCATTGTCCCATATAGATACAATACAATTTGCGTTATCCCTGGTATGATCTCTTTTCCAATTGTAAGAACCTACGGTTTCATCCAAAATATTCATGTCGCATCTTGCATCTTTGTAAAGCAGTAATGATATACCTTTTTCTGTAACTGTAGCTATTCTTACATCAATTTCACTAGCCATTAATGTTCTAAAAACCAATCCCATTATTCCTCTACCTCCTCATTTGATTTTTCAACCACGCGGCTGCACCACATATCAGCAAAATGCAGTAAAAGATAAAGCGGAGTTTCTTTTCCTTGAAGAGTATATTTAAATTCTCCATACATACCATTGTGCATTAGAATTGCCCAGTTCTCTTCTTCTGTTAGCTGAATAAATTGTGATGCTATATGTATGCTACGGACTTCGTGCGGAACGCTGAGTAATAAAGGATTTGTAACATATGGTTTATTTTCAGATTGTTTAAATCCGCCCTTTCTATCAGATATCATATTTTCTACATAATTAGGCTTACCGTATTGTCCGGCCTTTCCTAAATCATGAAGTAATGAAGTAATGACAATACTATTAAAATCTATTTTGCTATTTGTTGCCTTCCAAAAGCAGCACATATACTCAAATACATTTAGGCTGTGTTCTGCAAGTCCACCTTCTTTTGAAAGATGGTGCTGTCCGCTGCATGGCGATGTAAAGTATCCGTTAATTTTCATCCAGTTAATTAGTTTTTCAATTCCAGGTATATTGGTATTGTTAAGTAATGAAATTATTGTTTCTTCCACGGTTTCTTTCCTCCTAATTCAATATAAGTTTGTGGGTCATAATAAAACGGTAAATCCTTTGGGTTTATATCTTCTTCTTGCTCCAATCTCTTCCGCCTGCGCTCCTGCCTGTCAATTTCAGATTCGTAGGATTCAAAGTCGCTGTAATTATCCGGTATCATGCAATCAGCTCCTTTAAATACCTCTCTATCTCGTCAAGGCCAGTATAACCAAACTTGGGATAAGTGGAGATATGTATAATAATTCTGTAAGTGACGGGTTCCTGATGGTATAGGTCAACAACATCACCGTTGTAGCTTATGGATGTAATAAACCCTTTTTCACGAGCTTCTTTGCAAAGGTTAAAAACTGATAATAATTTTTCCATACTGAAACCTCTCTTTCTTAACTATTTGAATGTTCGGAGTTGTAATCCTCTATGATTTTATAAAACTCAGAAGCTTTAATCTCTTCCATACAGCTATGTAATTCAAAAGATCCATTAGCACTTATGGAGCCGTACAATACATCACCGATATTAAATAATCGTTCAGTAAAATGACCATATACGTGTACAAGTCCGAAATAAGTGGGTTTATGCGCTGGCCTAATATCGCTCATTGTTGCCGTCCAAGCTTTGCCTACTTCCGAACGTACTTTGAACTGTCTCAGACCTCCGTCTCCGTATTCTTGTGTAAAATCTTCGCGGAACTTGTCTTTATCCCTCTCTGTAGGAACAATAAGGAGATATTTTTTATAAGGGATGAACCTGCTTGCTTCTATGTTATGCTTATCCGCAAATTCGTTAAAAATCTCTGCATTTCTCTTGTAATCATCCAGATATTGAAAGTAGTCTTTATACAACTCACTTTCTTTCTTAATTGTAAAGAATTTTTCCACTTGACAAATCCTCTCTTTCTGTTATTATTTCAATAGATTATTTTTATTAGTTTTCGACCGGCTGTGAGTATTGCGAGTACTTACAGCCTCTTTAATTAGTTGCAGGATGCAGATAGTGATTAATAATACGATTTCATATGTAAAGAACTGAGAAATTGTGATTTTATCGAAATACAAACTATCAACTTGTCCATACATTGCAGCTCCTAATATGACTTGGATTAGTGCAAGAATTAGCTTATAGAATTTCAATAAATGACGATGGGCTACCATCAATAACCACCTCAATTTCATTAGCCGACATAGATTCTGCCATATGAGCGACTTCTTCAAATCCATCATATGAAGCGCTGGAAAGTGAATTTCCTATTTCTTCTCCCTCTTCCATGGTTTCTACATCTAAGATTATTTCATGCCTGTATACCAATGTTTCTTCTACGCTGATTGTATATTTCACTGTTATTCCTCCTCTACTAATTCAAATTTAGTTGCAAAGCAATCATCTATAGCTGAATGGTTAAAAAATTTATGTATTTCATCAAGATTTTGAAAATTACTTTCCCAAATGTATCCTTCAAAATCTCTTAATGTACCATTTACTACATAAAGAATGGTTCCTGGAACACCAAATGTTGATTCACTTTCTGCACCGATATTCTCCACTACTCTGATTTTGAAATTACCTCCCATGATTCCTCCTTAATTTTTGTTCTCCACAACTTTTATTTTGTATCCAAGCTCTTTTTGTATTTCTTCAATTGTCATTTATTTTATAGATTCTCTTTTCCATAACAACATACCTTTTTCTGAAAGGATTAATAAATTTCGCATGCCTGGCTTATCATACACAAAACAAATATCGTAATTGCTATCATTATAACTTTTAAGGCTATCATCATATCCATCACCAACAACAAAACCATTCGAATTAGCAAAGACAATGTCTTGATGTTCATATAAATTTGTATCGCAATCCTTGATAACTATATAAGTACGATTATTTTTAAGCTGTACTCTGTATCCTGTTTTTAAATCTGCCTTAGTCATTTTCTCTCCTTCTCTATGCGATATCGCTTATATTTACTTGGTTATTGGTTTCCTGTTACTAAGAAACTTATTAATAAAATACTGCTGGCCTTTACCGGTTACTTTTGTAGTCTTGCTTACCGTTACATGTCCATCCGAATGAACTATAGCTGTCTCTTTTACAACGAATAATTCTAATTCCATACTTCTTTGAGTAGGCATGTTATAATCAGTTCCTTGCCGCTTGATTAAGTAACCATTCTCACGCATCCATGCAAATAATCTTTTTTCACCAATATCAATGCCATTTTGCTTTATGATTTTTGCAAGTTCTCCGATAAGTATTGATTTGTCAGATATCATAACTGCGTTTGCAAAAACTACTTTAGGCTTGTCCTCTTCCTGCTTAATAAGAAGTTTTGTGTTAACCTCTCTTAATGATGCTATCTGTCTGTCTGCGATTTTCATTGCACGGGCCATGATCTGTTCTGGTGTATTCCATGCTTTTTCTAATTCAATAAAATATGTACGGCACTGCTTACCTTTTTCTGTGCGCTGAAGCATGCAAATTTCTTTTGCAGCATCAATAGTTAGGTGATAATCAAGTAATTCTTGATGGTTTTGGGGGTGTACCATTTGGTACGGGGTATAATCTTTTCCTTCTTCAAATCCATATCCGGTCATTCGTTCGAACCATTTTGAAAATCTCTCTTCTAAGTCAAGAGTTTCATAAAGTTCTCTGGCAGATACTGTAGGATTATCTGTGTCGTAATTAATTGATATGAGTTCATTCAATTGCTTTTCATCTTTAATAAGAGTAATGTCACGGTGAGAAATAAAATACTCTCCATTTTCATTACGTGCTGCATCCACATCTAATTCGCTAACGGATGTAATTGTTACAATTTCACCCAGTAAAAACTTATGATTAGTTGTATTAGCCGTGATTCTAGCTTTGTCTCCTATTTTATATAATTCATGGTTATACAATGCTTGTCCTCCTTATTTGAATAAATATAGGAACTTCCATACTACAGCTCCAGATACAATGATTAAGACACAAATTACTAATGCATCTGATAAATTCAATAATTTGTCCTCCTTATTTTTCTTTCTTTTTGCTTATTGTGGATAAATACGCTATGGTTAAGCATATTATCAATGTTACAAGTACTGGTGTTGTAAACATGCTTGTCCTCCTTATAATAATTTTAGTATTAAATTAACAACTACCAATCCGGTTAATAATCCAGCACCAAGTACAAATGCTTGTAGGAAAATTTCTAAATATTCTTTGGCTTTCTTTTTCACTGCCTGTCCTCCTTATGGAATATTTTGTTATATTGTGGTACAATCTCCTTACAGGCTGCCGGGCCTAGTACAAATGAAAGGAGACACTATGACTACTAAAGAACTAGATAAATTACTTAATGATTCATTAATTGCTTATTCAAGTGAGATTCGTTCTTGCTACAAAGAAGGTGGTAAAGAACCTGTTAACGAAGGAGATATAGTTGAATTAGCCAGACAAACTTTCTATACAATGGATGAATTTAGAAAGAATATCATTAAATACCTTGAATCAAAGTAATTACATTCCAGTCGGCTTACGGATTCCATTTCGTTCAACCATTTTTGCTAATCCCTGTAAGTCGACTTCTCCATTCGAAAATGTAGTAGCGGTTGATTTCTTCTCCAGTTCATTTACCCTAAAAACTAATGCCTGCCATCTTTTCTTTGATATGAACATCTGATTTCCTCCTTTCTCTTTAATGGGTTAGTTGATATGTAGTCATTTCTATTATGTGGAATGTTAAATATTTTATATTTTCCTATACTGCTTGTCCTATATAAGCAATATCCTTAAATGATTCCAGCCGGCCCTTGCAGTCTTGGTATATCTCTTTGTAATGCTTGTCTCTCATGATTCCAGCTTCAATAACATGTAATATGATATTTTCTACCAGCTCCAAATTATTAAGCTGCGATATCGTGGCATCATCCCTTTTCTTAATACCTGCGATCCCATTCGCTAACTTTGAATATGTCAGATACAGCATGTCCGCATGTTCACTTCCCTGGCTCTTTGCATACTCTACCAGTTTCTGAATAGTATCAGTCTCTGATTTTCTGGTTAACTTTCCGTGGTACCGGGTTGCTATCCATTCGCTGGATTGTCGCTCTAGGATGAAGCGACGCATTTCGTAGAATTGCTTTACTAACTCAATTTTAAACTTACGGACCTTTTCACTGTTTCTTAGGTAAGTCATAAGTAATGTGGCTTGTTCCTCGTTCAAAAGAAATAATTCAGTAGGTCTACCACCTGTACTTTCCTCATTTGAAATGAGCAAAGTCCCGAACTCTTCAAAGTCATTTTTGTACTTTTTAATAATTTCTCTGATTGCATGGTGTTGATTATTTGTACCTTCTGAGATTACTTTACTATTTGTGAATACATCATTTCCGCTAATGGAAACTAAATTATTCAATATTTGCTCCTTTCTCCTATGCTCTTTTAAGTTCTGTAATATCGTTAATATCAGACAAGTCTTTCCCTTCATAATCAATCAAGAACTGCTCAAGAGCTTGCTTTCTTACTCTAATGCTTCCGAGTTTTAATGCTGGAAGTTTTCCGGACTTAATAAGTTCATATATGTATGCCGGATTTGTTTTAAGTATCTTTGATACTTCCTTTACTGTTAATACCATATCATCCATATTTTCACCTCTATAGTAACTTATTAAGTTACATCATCTGCAAAAAAAATATCCATAGGGTTTTCAATGTGCAACTCTTTAATCATTACACTAATTTCGTCACTTCCGAAGATTCCTTTTTTCATTTTTTCATAAAATGTTTGTGGAACAATATCAAGCTTTCTTGCTACTTGACTTTGTGTTAATCCGTTCTTTGCAATGATTCCTCGGAGTTCATTTACTTTAATCAAACAATTTCCTCCTTTCATATTTTATTTAACCAATATAGTAACTTGTGAGGTTACTTTTATTATATCACCATAAAGTAACTTGTCAAGTGATTTTTTTGTTGACTTATAAGAATTTTATGATATAATAAACACATAAATTTACATTAATTATGAAGGAGATAAAGAAATGACAATCGGGGACAGAATAAAAGAACTAAGGGAGGAAAGAAAGATAACTCAGGAGGAGTTAGCCAAATATATTAATACAACTAAGCAGACAATTCACAAATATGAAAATAATATAGTGACTAATATTCCATCTGATAAAATAGAGAAACTATCCGAGATTTTCAGTGTATCTCCTGCTTTTTTAATGGGATGGACAACTTCTCAAAAAGAAGAAGTTAAAATATCGCCTCTTTATGAAGCATTAGAAAAATTAGATATAAAAGAAGAAGAATTAACAGAAGAGGAAGTATCTAACATTGTAAATTTTATTAATTTTATGAGATCAAATAAGAAATAAGGAGGTAACTATGGAAGGTCACGTAAGGAAAAGAGGAGAAAAATGGTATTATTCTTTTGAATCGGCAAGCGTAGACGGAAAAAGAAAAAGAATAGAAAGAGTAGGCGGTAGAACTAAAAAGGAAGCAGAAGCCGCATTGAGAATTGCTCTGCAGGAATATAATAATGCAGGGCTTTTTTTTGAACCAAAACAAATATCTATAGCTGATTATATGGAATATTGGATGAATAATTACGTAAAAATAGAATGTAAGCCCAATACTCAGCGTATATATGGTGATATAATTAATCGTCATATTGACCCTTATTTAGGACAATTTAAATTAAACGCCATTACAGCACAAGTGCTTCAGCAACACATGAATCAACTATATGCTAAGGGTTTAAGCAAAAATTATCTAAGCAATATACTTGGAGTTTTATCAGGAGCGTTTCATTATGCTGTAGAACCAGGGCAATTTATTAAGGAAAATCCAATGGTTTATGTAAAAATGCCTAAATGTGCATTTAAAAAAGTTGAGACCGACCATAAGGTTATTACGGCGAAAGAATTCAATAGCATAATAGATAGATTTCCGTATGGGTCTCAATACTATATTATTCTTATGATATGTTTTTATACAGGACTTAGAATATCAGAATGCACTGGTTTATCATGGGATAGAATTGACCTTGAAGGAAGAAAAATAACTATTGATAGAATAATTGTAAAGCATGCAGATAAGAAGTGGTATCTAGAAACTCCTAAGACTTATTCATCATATCGAACTGTTCCAATTGGAGATAAGTTGCTAGATTCCTTAAAAAAGCATAGAAAATGGCAATTAGAAAATAGAATTAAATATGGAGAATTTTATAAACAATATTATTTTAGTAAAAGTAATATGATTTATGGATATGATAATTCAATAGAATATAAAACAACTGATGAAATAGTAGACTTTTTATGTACTCAAGATAACGGAACATTGGTAAATCCGGATTTATCTCGTTACTGTTCAAGAGTTATTAATTACGATTTAGGAATACAATTTAATTTTCATTCGCTTAGGCATACCCATGCAACAATTTTAATTGAAAGTGGAGCAAACATGAAAGATGTACAGCAACGTTTAGGGCACTCTCGATTAGCAACAACAATGGATACTTATGTAAAAGCTACCGAAAAAATGTCTTTAGAAACAGTAGATATATTTGAAAAAGCAGTCAATCTTGATTTGCCAACCAAAAAATAA